TGGTGGTGTTTGACGTGTGGTGGTTATTCCTAAGCAGCGTAAGACAGAAACATCCTGATCAACTGGATCGGAGGAATTCGACATCGCATCATATGTATTTTTAAACATTTGTTTCACCTTGCCCCAAGTGAGTCCGTTGAGCGCATCCAATGTTGATTGTTGAGAAGGGTATTGAGTACCGGCAGGCTGGCATCCAGCGATACGCCACTGTTGCTGGACGCACTGGTCTATGAAGGGACCTGGAGTATCATCTGGTAAATCGCAGGGGTCAAATTCGGTAGTACCAATACAGAGCCACATAGCCGCTTGCTGGGCAATAGAGCTGGTACCTTGCTTGATTAAACTATAAATATTATCGTACGCTCCTATGGCATCAGCAACAGTTATAACTCCACCTTTGTATAAAACTGGATTCACTGGTACATTTTGGCCGATTACGATTTGAATTGCGATTTTATCCAGTTGTTCTGGGTCGCTACGTGTTTGAAGCATTTTGATGAGTGAACCTTTGGAAGTTAGACCAACTGCTTGGGCGAGAGAGACCAAGCACGCATTACTCAATTTACCATTTGAATCTGGAGTACAGATAGTGGGACCAGGTGGTGTTGGCTTGATGCCGTTGAGTGGCGCACATGTGGCACTTAAGCTTGTACCAGTTGAATCTAAACAAGTTCCATCCTGATTCCATTGGGCGTTCAAGCGATTTTCACATTCATTTTGGCTGTAAAGACGGATAGAGTAATCGGCTGAGGGATGTCCGTAGGTTCCACAATTGATTCCTGAAGGAGCCACGTAGGGAGCGGGGGCAGGTCTATTACATTCGGCGCCGCTCATTTGTAAAGGTGTATTACAGAGGGCAGCAGGTGCTGTTATACCACGGCTACTCGCATCCTTGGTATATTTTTCTGTTCCATCTCTGTTGGCAGGAATGGCTACGCCGGAGGAGGCACAGAAACCACAAATACCACTGACCGATGGTGCGTCTATGGCGATACATGACTTGATACGAGCACAGTTCTTGATTTCTTCAAGTTGCTGAGCGATTGCTAAATCCCAAATCCACTGACCGTTGCCGTAATTGGGAATACCATTTACCCCATCATTGTTAGGACCCTTAGGATAGATTGGACCGTCTGCCTGACCGAGGGCACCACTAGAACTCATGTTAGGATTAGGTATGTAGTACCAACCACAACCTACAGCGGCCCCCTTTACATGCTGTGGTAGATTGGCAGGCATCTTCGCCGACTTACACCACGTAATATCGGCAGTTGTAAATTGACTATTATTATCGGTTTGTAGATTATTCACTGTGATGTCATCAGGAGAATTTAGATATACATCAGGCTGATTTATTGCTGGGCTCATAACATTTGCGTAATTTGGCATCACAGCATTCGTCATCACTTCCTTGCCAATCACATTTTGTAAGTAGTTCATTTCATTTAGTAAAAAGGGAGTTTCTGTCTGTTGTAATCCCTGTGTAGTGGCTGGACCACCGGAGATGGAATTTAAAAAGCTATCCATCGTTGGTACAGAACTATTACCGCCGGCAAATCCTTCAATCGCCTTTGTTTTTGAAGTTCTTGTAAGGGTTAAAATTGTCAAACCGACAACAATTACAAGAATTATAATTAACCAGATTTTCATCTAGTAGTCTCTATTTTGTTTTCCTAAATTAATTATTTACCTTGTATACGTGGTTATTCCAGGGTCCGCCAAGAGTAGGGCAGGAGCCGGTAATAGCACCATATAACTTATAGTTATCGCCTGGGTTATTCGTTACACACCAGCCGTTATCCTGTAGAGCGAATAGTGTTGCCCCTTTTGTTTTCGCAAATTCATAACACGTTTCCACGGTATAACCGTATTGTTGAGGCGGTCCGGTTAAGGCACGAGTGAAGTAATCGCCCCAACATCCTAAATCTGTGTAGGAAGGCTCAGGCAAGTTAACAGCCGTACAGGAAGGAGGAGTGGTGCGAGTGACATCTATGCCGAGGCATTTTTTGACTGCGGCATCTTGCGCCTCCGCTTCGTCTCCAGCACTCATTGAATTATAAAATGAGGCAAACATATTGGATAATTGACCCCAACTCATAGAACCGTATTTTGTCAAATCGGCTTCGGTTTGTGGATAATCACTACCGGCCGCTTGGCAACCGTTTGTGCGCCATAATTCCTGTACGCATATGAGGGGGAACGGACCTTTTTCGTCATTATCAAAACTACATGGGTCAAAGTCGTTGGTGCCGACGACAAACCATTCGGCCGCTTTTCTTACACGACTATGAATGCCGATACGAATTTGCTGTTTGATTGCCATATACAGATTGGCGGCGGTATGTTTATCTATTTTGCCACCGACGGTTCCAATGCCGGCACCCTCTCCGCCGCTCAAAATTGTATCAGGTATTTCAACGCCGACATTCATTAATTGTGCGGCTGCCACGCGATCGGTATTATTCATTTCGCCGTTGCTTTTTAAAATACGCATAATAGCACCACGAGTGGTATAACCGAGACCCTTGGCGATGCTGACGAGGCATGAGGTGGAGAGTCGGCCGTTCGCATCTGGAAGACAGAGATTTGTTGTTGGTCTATTAAGGTCGGCACAGTCTTCACTGTAATTTACGCCGATGGGGCTGGTACATTGACCGTCAGCGGACAATACACCCTGAAAATTATCACATTCATCTTTATCGTAAATACGAAGTTTTCGGTCGTCTGAGGGTTTGCCGAATCGCTGGCAGTTGGTTCCATCAGCGGCAGTGACAACTCGCATTCTATCACGGTATCGTTCGCAATCTATTCCGTCCATAAGAACTGGAACTCCGCAAGTTGCGGCGACGTTATTTATATATTTTTCTGTTCCGTCACTCTTTACGGGTATGGCATAACCGGATGTAGGACAGAATCCACAGCGTCCGTGAACGGCATTCGTATCAATTAAGTCGCATACAGTCACTTGCTTACACATCTTAATCTCTTCAAGTTCTTGGGCTTTGTTGAGATCCCAAATCCAGCGTCCACCACCGGCAAGACCGTCCTGAAAGACCGGTCCACTCTGGGTGCCGAGCACACCGACTGAAGTCAAAGAGGGGTCGTCTACATACCACCAGCCACAGCCGTCTCTCGCCCCTCGTAGATGTCTGGGTAAGTTGGCCGGTTGAAGAGCAGAACGACAGAATTCGTCATCGTATTTTGTATAGCCGTTTGTAGGGTCGGGAACAAGACGCTTTGATAAGACACCTGCGTCAGCATTATCCATATCTAAAAAAATATCGGGGACCGCTAATGCTGATGTCATATCGTTGACGCCTGGATTCGTTATCACCCCTTTCTCGTAATTTTGATAGGTCACCTCTTGAGAGCGTAAAAAGGGTGTTTCGGTGTCAAGTAAATCGGCGAATCCTTCGCTATAGTAATAATTATGACTAAAATAAGCGAGTCCCGCCAGCAGGACTAGAATAATTAATCCTAGTACGACTCCAAAAATCATCCCTATTTATTCAATAGTTTATCGTAAAACGATATATTATTGAAAAAATATAATACAGTTTTTATTTACATCCGTAACCGAGTGTAGTATCCTTTGCTTGTTTGAAACCGTAGCACTGCTCAATAGCCTTGGCTTGCGCCGCTGCTCTATCTGCTGTACCGGCATCAAATGTACCACCGAAGTTATTGGCAGTCTGGAAAATATTATTGAAAAAGTCCTGGATTTCCATAAGGCTGGATAGACTCATTAATTGATTGATGACCGTTTTATCGGGCTGTCCGTTCTTAATTGGAGCCATTGTACCAGTCAACTGACATGTTTGGAAGGGGTACTGCGCACGACGGGCCGGTGTACTTTCCGTATTCAACAAACCACTGAATCTATCTTGTATATTCACATATGTTGAATCGTAAATGGTACCGGTAGAGCCCATACGGCTCTTATCGCTGCCGGTATTGAGCCATAAATATTGTAAACATTCAACGGTTACGTTAGACATTGGTGATGCTACAACTCCAACCGAACCATCGGCGTTATCTACAATTAATTCGCATGGATTGAGAATATCAAAACCGAATAATTGTTGGGCGGCAGCGTTCATCGCCTTCAAACGGGTTGGCAAATCGTAACTGAGAACATTACCGTTTGCGTCTTTGCCCAGCGTTGCGGCATTATACAAACCGTCTAAGTATGTACTAATAGCATTCAAGTCTCCGTATCCGTTGAGTTGCGATAAGCCGCCGTTGTCGGTGGAGAGGGTTCCCTTGCCAGGAATACCGCCAGCACCCTGATACAATTCTAGCAAGCAAGCAGGACTGTAGGAGCCAGGTTTCTGGTCGTCCGCCATACAAGGTGATGTTTTGAGAAGTGCTGAGGTCGCCTGATTGGCGATGAGAGGGCCCTGTGGTGCGGTATCAATATCTTCGGTATAAAATGGGTCGTGGAGATAACCTGGAACCTGTGCTGTAAACACAACAGTCTGTGAATTATATTTAGTACTCCAATACCAGAACTGATTTTTCAACATAGCCATGTTCGAATTCCAGGCGGGACCAGAGATGACAGAGCTGCCGGTAAATGGACCGGCGAGATAGAGAGGAGAAGTGACACCGGAACCTGCTGCGGGTGCTATAGGAAATCCGTTAACCATACTGATAGTTTGCATAAATGGAACGGTACGATTTTTAGAGCCCTGCATTTCCCATTGAATAATGACGGCACGTTTAGAATTTCCTGGAGGATCGCTGGCACCCTGCTGACTGTACTGACTGTAGGTACTTGGTCCTTGAGGTGGACCGTAGGATTGAAACCAGTTGGCAATCTTGGTATTAATGATGGATGCCACTGAAGGATTCGTTAAATCTGCGGCCGGTTTAGGACCGTAGCACCATACCGCATTAGCACTGCCAGTTCCACACCCACCGTATCCAGGAGCACCACCGATAGGAATGTATTTAAATGTAGATGAGCCGGTTTGTGAGGCGTACATAGAATTTGATTGATCTGCTACAATACCACAGTTCGCCGATTGAATTCCATTATCAAGCGCATTTTTGAGTTGAACGGAGGTGGCCAAATTGGCACCGAGTCGCTTACATAACGCCTTTCCGTCATCAACACTGTATGTTTTGGAATTTCCATTAACAACTTCTGTAGTCTGGAACACTTCTGGGTAGGTACTACCGCCACCACTTGTACGATTTGCCGTTTCCTGGGCGACTAATACAGTCACTGTGTCGTCTTCCTGGACGGATGGCAAGGTGAGAGTAAATTCCTGACCTGGATTGCCTCCATTGTCGGCACTATAAGTCTTTCCGCTCTGCTGATGGGTTACAACTATCTTGGTTATACCGGTTCCAAATGGTGAAATTACACGAAGTACGACTGGATAACTTTTAGCTGCGGGGTCAGCATATAAGAAAACATCGCTGCCGGCGATAGGCGCTTGGACGCAAGAAACCTGAGGCATTTTGTTTCCTTCAATCGTTTGACCGCCGGTGAAGCCGCCGGTATCACCAATCTCTTTACAGTTGAGTTGATTGACTGCTTTGGTACAGGAGGCAGAATCTACATAAAACATACCGGGAGGACACTTACCGAGTGATGGTTGAAAGATAGGAGTTCCACCAGCAGCGGCATCAATCGCGTCATTACGGTCGCGAATGAGCGATAATAATCCTCCAATAAATGTATTAGGACTACTTCCGTCTATTTTGGTTCCACCCTTGATACAAATACCACAGAGGGCGTTATCGGGGTCGTCTAGTTTGGAACAGTCGGCGCGTTTATTGAGAACCGCTTGACAACGTAGTGCCGTAATATACAAGTCGTTAGCAGGTGGCAACTGAGGCGTTACATTCGTCGCTTTTAGGGCTAAATTTGTGGGCGATGACATGGATGGAGTAGCATCGGGGGATTGTAGGGCAATTGTGATATTTTTATTGGCATCATCAACAGTTTTATTAAATTTATCGGTGTATTGTTGGACCGATAGTTTAGGGTCGTACTGTACCCCTGTGACTGGGAATGAGGGCAATGTTGGATCCAAGCTTACACCGAGTTCGTTATATAATTGTTTGCCAGTGCTATCCATTCTTTGGCGTTCAGTCAAATAATTACTCATGCTCACTTGAAATCCTTCGGTGCGCCCAACGGCCGCCTTCGCAGAGGCAATAGGTATAACAAATGTAAAGATAAACACAACGATAAGAAGGATAACAATTATGGTCCCTAATATCATCTACTCTAATTAATCGTCCCAAATAATTGAATGAGGCGTTAAACCAACGACATCATTTAATTATTGTTAGAAGTTCAGGCCATCACCTTAGAATCCGTTAAAGAAGTAGTGTCCCTGCGCACTATTGTATGTACCCCAACTTGAAGGAGCGTATTGACTTACATCACCGCTGAAATATTTAGCAACTCCCTTATTATTTACCATCTTCACATAATTGTCTGGGGAATGGAACATAGCGACTGTATTACACTGGTCGTCTACATTTACTGATGTAGCAGTTGGGGCACCAGCAATCCAATCACCTGAGAAGGTTCCGCTGGGAACATTTGATGGTGGAGAACAATTTCCTTGACCTTGGGTCTTGATATAAGAATCAACAGTTTTCCAGGTTGCATTTGGAGCATATCTTGTGGATATACCATTGTTGTTAATACCATACTTTGTGCAACCTAATCCTATTTGATTTTGATTATTTGTGGCAGTAATAAAACCAACACACTTTGAATCTGATTCACATCTACCGAGTACTTCATCAACACTACCTGCTGTAAAACAGGCGATATCTAATCCAGCAGAATCGCTGCCTGAATACAACTTATATTTGGAAAGTGGTGAACTAGCTTGGTTAGTATTTGTAAAGTCAAAAGTAATAACTGGATCACCGTTGGGGAAGACCTTTGTTGCGACCACATTACGATTCGCATCAAGGAGTTTGAGTTTCATACCTCGTGCTCTGTCCGAGCAGCAGTCGGTACGATTGTAGTAGACTACCTTTACAATATCGTAATCGTCCTGTAAATCAACCATAAAAAACGCATTTGGTATAGGTCCATTAGAAGAACTTCCTGAGTGATACATATTTGGATATGGGCGTGGACTTGCTGTACCATCTACCGCCTTATCAGGACTATCTCCATCTCTGTTCTCACTCCACGTTGGAGTACTTTGATTTGTAGGTTTACGAAGCGCAACATTAGTACCAGTGCTATCAAACACTTGAAGTTGTGCTATTTGTATATATTTTTGACCTGCGTCTACCATATCACTTACATCAACTTCTACATATCGGGCTTTGACACCTAATACTGGAGTAGCGACGGCAGGAACGCCAATAATCGTGAATGATTTGAGGTCGGCATCGGCTGCTGTGCCTGAATAGATTGTTGACCATACTTCATTGGGTCCTCCTGAGCGACTGAAATAGTGGTCTGGATAATTGACCGATTGGAACGACACCATGGTGGAGTTATTATTGAGAGAACCAACAACCTTCCAAGTAGAATCGGCGGCAAATAAGCTAGAACCGTCGTTGGATTGGGCCCAAATACGGAATCCAGAATGACGTAGGAATAGAGGTGAGGGGTCAGTTGTTTTGAAACTGATACAACCTGCTTGTCCGTTGTTGGGTGGTGCCAATTTGAAGGTGATATTAGGACTGTTTTGGACACCACCGAAGAAGGCGGCACCGTTTGAATAGGTTAAGTAGTTAGTTACTTCAGTTGGGTCACCGAGGTTTACGTAGCAAGTTACACCTGGGACAACTCCTGGTGGCATAATCAATGTACAACCGTAACCGAGTGCCTTGTTCTTGGCCTGGTTAATGCCGTAGCATTGCTGGATAGCAACTGCCTGCGCCTTCTGGTCCTTGCCGTAGTTGGCGGTTTTCTGGATGTTGTTGAAAAAGTCCTGAACTGCCTGTAAACTTGCCATACTGGTGAGTTGGCCGATGACAGTCTGGTCTGGTACTCCATTCTTGATTGGTGCCATTGAACCGGTCAACTGACAGGCTTGGAAGGGGTATTGGCTACGGCGTTTTGGTGTGCTTTCATTGTAGCGGAGACCACTGAATCTATCGGCGATACTTGTGTAGGTATTACTGTACATTAAGCCGTTTGAAGTGCCTGAACGGTCGCCATCATCTTCGTTATTGAGCCATAAGTATTGTAAGCAGTCGGCGGTTACATTTCCCATAGGTTTTGGTACAAGACCGACTGAACCGTCAGCATTGTCTACCAAATCTTCGCAAGGATTGGTAATCTTGAAGCCGAATAACTTCATAGCGGCATCGTTCATAGCGGCGATACGAGTATCCATATCCAAGCTGACAAGATTACCGTTGGAATCCTTACCAGATGTCGCCATAACATACAAATCGTTGACATATTCATCAATTGCGCCGAGGTCGCCGTATTTGTTAAGTTGGCTGAGACCACCATTTTCAGTCGCAAGAGTACCCTTCGCTGGATCACCACCGGCACCCTCAAAGAGTGAGAGTAAACAGGCGGCGCTGTAGTTACCAGGGGTCTGGCCGTCGGCGAAACAGGGCGAGGTCTGTAGGAGAACCGAGGTGTTAGGATTGGTGATGAGAGGACCGATTGGAGCGTTCTGTAAATCGTCAGAGTAGTATGGGTCTTGTAAGTAACCTGGAACCATAGCAGTGAATACTGCGGTTTGTGATGTAGCCTGAGCGCTCCAAAACCAGAATTGATTCTTCTGCATAGTCATGTTAGAATTCCAGGCAGGACCCTTAATGCTATAACTATCAGCAAAAGGTCCTAAGAGACGAATAGCATCTGGGTACTGTGGACCACCAGGAGTTGTGGACTTTAGAATGTAACCGTTGACTTTTGTGATGGTTGGCTGGAAAGAAACGGTACGATTATTTGAACCAGACATTTCCCATTGGATTAGAACAGCACGCTCGGAGGTGCCAGGTGGATCGTTACTTTCAGGGTCGGCGTATTGACTGTAGATGCTGGCACCTTGAGCGGGCTGAGCGTTAGTACCGAACGATTCAAAAAAGTTTCGTATATATGTTTGGATTGATGGATTGATGGATTTTTTAGGCTTGAAACCGTAGCACCATGGACCTACGGACACATTTTGAGCATTACAGAAATCACTGGAGGCGTGGGAACCGACACCAACAAATCCTTGGTAACCACTCTGTACCGAGTAGACTGGTGTAGTACTATCACTGACTGTACCACACTGAGGTGTCTGTAAGCCGGCATTGTTAGCAGCGGAAACCTGTGCCTTTGTAGCAAGATTGGTACCAATACGAGTACATATACTCTTAGCATACGACTGGTCGGTTATCTGTTTCAATCCACCGTTAGAATCTAATTCTACAACTTGGAACACTTCGGGTTTTCCATTAGGACGATGAGGTTCCTCTTGGACTATCATAACATTTACAGCGTCCTGCTCTCTCACTCCACGGATTTCTAATGTAAATTCACGACCAGGCTGGCCGCCATTGTCTGCTACAAAGGTACGGTTTGTTGCAACGTGGGTGACGACAGCTTTGGTTATACCGGTACCGAAAGGGGTCAAAAAGCGTAAAGTGACATTGTATGGTTCGTTAGCCGGCTGGTATAAATAGACGTTTTGTACTGGTGCCTGCGCACAAGAGACCTGGGGTATTTGAAGTCCTTCGTGCGTCTTACCGCCCTGAAAGCCACCGGTGTCGCCGATCTCTTTACAGTTGAGTTGGTTCACTGCCTTGGTACAAGAATCGGCGTCTACGTAGAACATACCAGGTGGGCATTTACCGACTGTGGGTTGAAAGATGGGTGTTCCACCTGCGGCCGCATCAACTGCGTCATTACGCTCAGCGACTAATGATAGTAATCCACCGATAAAAGTGTTCGCATCGGCACCGCTGAATCGTGTACCTCCATCAATACAGATACCACAACTGGCGTAGGTCGGGTCGTTTAATTTTGAGCAGCTTGCGCGTCCTTTGAGATCCGCTTCACATTGACGTGCCTTGACTAATAAGTCGTTAGGTGGTGGTAATTGTGCTTTTACTCCACTGGGTACTGGTCCCATGTTTGTAGGCGAAGAGGAGGAAGGGGCAATGTCTGGATTGCCTAAACTTTGCGTCAAAGATTGATTGGCAGAATCTGTAAGTTTATTGAACTGTTTTAAGTAATCTTGAATAGTAAGTTTAGAGTTATTATCAATATCTGCGGGTGCTACGGCAAACGATGGTAAAATTGGATCCAAACTGGCACCAAGGTTGTTGTAAACTCGTTTACCATCGTCAATCATCCCTTTGCGCTGGGATAAATAGTCTCCCATGTACGATTGATAACCGCCAGCATCGGCAAACCCCTCTTGACTCTTTTTGCGGGCTATGGGTACGACAAATGTGGCGATAAAAATCACCACAATGAGCACTAAAATTAATGTGCTTAGCATCCCTCTACCAAATTATTTTAAAATAATATTGGTAAAGTGAGTTCGGGAATAACTGTCAAATTAAACATTATCGGGACGAATATTGGAGGTAGAATCCATATCACGAGTGATAATACGTAAGACGAAGTTGGTCTGGCGACTGGAATTGATTAATGCGCAACCAGAGAAGGTTGTATTATTGAGTAAGTATGTGAGACCTGAGGTGGAACTACTTGTGGCACTTTCCTCCTCGGATAAGAAACCACCGAAATAAGAGGGACCTTGGTTACGAGTAGTACCTCCAGTCAATGCGGGATTGTCAAAACGATTACGGACAATAATGACGTTACAGTAGCCGGCGTTATTACGACCAAGATTGATGGTTGAATTACCGGCTGAAACGGCAATAAATCCGGTGGCTACTACGTATAAACCAGGCTGTTGATTGATGTAGTTGTTGAAGTCGGTGGTACCACTGGCGGTGACACCGTTGGCAGGGGAAGGAGGGCTGATATTACACCCTTGAATATTAATGTTATCACCCTCGGATATAGCGCTAAACAAAAAGTAGTTGGTTGTGCGGATGAAAATGTAGGGATTTTCGGCGTTTGTTGTAGTCGCTGAAGAGTAGTTTGTATTATCCGTCGTTGTACCGGTACCGCCGAAGTTTGTAAGAAGATCGCTCAACTGAATACGGCTGATAGCAAATACATCAGGGTCGCTACTAATTAAATCTGTATTATGGCGTTCCATACGAATTGACAATCGGTTGAGTGTCGCCAAAGGAGTTGGAGTGTATACACGCTGGGTCTTAAGAAACTTGGGGATAAAACCGGTGTAGCCGGTCTTGTCAGCTGGAACATTTCCGTTACCAGCAGAGCCGCTTGGCAAATACGACTGAGGTACATATAAATCGGAGGACCAGGTTGTATCGTACTGTACAATTGCGAATGTGTTGTCTTCATTAGGATTGGTGGAGAACAAGTTGTTGTTAAGTTCGGCGATACGAACACCGGCGAATGGAAGAGAGAAGATATTCACAACTCGGCTGGTATCGTAGGTTGGTGTATTCGCAGTTACACGTACTATAGGAGTGAGTGCTTCTATAGGAACAATCGCCTTGACGAATTCAATACGCTGAATGTTGCGGAAACGTTGCTGTACGGCACTGTTGTATCCAAGTGAACCTGAGGTGTTGCCGGTATTGAAGATAACGGAGAAATTATAACGGTTTTCACTAGTATTGAGCATCCAGTTGCGGTCGGAGCTGGTAATAAATACATTGTATTCGGTTTCGCGGTATTTTACAACATCCTCTTGGGGAATGATGTAGTCTTGAGGACGAGGGGCGAGGAGTGGTGGAGGAGGGTCGGCCTGAGGTGGAATGGGTTGAGTCGCTGAGGGGACGGGCTCTTCACGAATTTCCATGCGAGGAGGCATAACGGAGGCCGCTCCATTTTGGGCCGCCTCCACCTTCTTGGTGGGAAAGGAGGGACCAGGAGGGGCGGTAGGAATGCCGAGCGCACGTGCCTGTTCTTCACGACGCTTAGATTCGCGCTGCATCAAGAGTACGGGGTCCTCCTCTTCGTCAAATTCGGGCTCAGGAGCACGGAATTCGGGAAGACCGACTTGTGGAATTGGTATAGGCGCACGCGAGGCCATCATATTCTCATATCGTGTGCTGGTATCCTGGAAAAGACGAGAGACATCTTCCCCTCGTGGATATGTACCAACCGAGACGGTGGTAGGAGGCTGGGCCGCCTGCTGTTTGCGAAGCCAGGCATCCATAGATGTTTCGGTTTCACGAATCACTTCGGTTGCGAGGGCATTTTGAGGCTTATCCTGACCCTGAACACGAGCTACTTCGGTCATAAAGTGCTGGGTGTACTTTTGGAGTTTTTCATCCACCTTTTCGGGCAACGCCGAAACACCCATTTTCTTCGCATAACGGGTGCGTAAGAATCCAACAATCTTGGAGTAATTTGCTCCGTTTAGAAACAAGTTCTGTTGCGGACCAGCAGTTCGTCCGGACATCTTTCTAAACTACCAATATATATCGTAATTTTTAAACGGAACGCTTCAAATACAGAATGTTTTTAATGCGTCCTCAATTGCTCCCTTTCGTGGTTTCTCTTCGGCGAATAAAACATCACGAATTCTATTCACTTCGTCGTCGTTCACCATAGTTTTACAGATATCCTGAAACTCTTTACCGTTCAAAAGGCATATAATTACTAACAGGCAAAATGTACCACACTCGGACGTTTTACGTTGATGACGAATGTCGTTGTAATATATGTTTTTGATGCCCTGGTCTTTACATCGTTTTAAGAGTCGTACAATCTCTTCGGGAGGCTTGTAACCGTACGAATCGTAATAGTACGCGGCACTCTTTTCCAAGTCAATAAATGCACAAATCCAATGTGAGCCAGGTTCATCATGAGGATCTAAGTTGAAAATGATACCTATTTTGGTCTTGCCTTTGGCCGCCGATTCACGTAAATCCAGACGGCAGAGTTCATTTACAATACATTTGCCCCAACTGGCCTCGTCTTTCGCATCAAAATCAATCGGCACGGGACCAATAAAGTCAAAGTTAGGATAAGCCGCTTCATACTGTTTCATAACGTCTTCAATGTTGTAACTATCTAGCCATTCGGTCGGTTTACTGTCCCATTTCTTGGGCTTTTCTGGTTTGAAATACGCTTTCAATTCTCGTTTATCTTTGTCAGATATTCCAGGCAGTTTCTTAACAGCACAGAATTCGGTGTCACACTTGTAGTGATTTTTCATGTTTTGGCGTAATTCATTCCAAAGACCGGCGTTGCTGACACTGTTTTCGCCCGCGGCCTGTTTTCTATTTTTTCGTGTCTTACGAACACTGATTTTATTCCGGGGATGCGTTTTATTCCACGCACGAGTCAATCGTTGAAGAGCACTATGTGGTAAACAGGTCTCTCCGTCCCGGCGATGTAACGCAGGATTACATTGAAAAGTAGACATTCGCCAGCTCCTTACACTATAATTAGAAAAAGATAGACCATTGTAAATGGATGCTCTAAATCCGTCTTGTAGTAGCACCGGTGGTGCTAGACGACATCATAGAGATCCAGTGATTAAGGATGTCTATTTTCGTCGCTTTTTCGTACCACTGATTGTAAGTATTTTGATATTATGCGGAATCGTCGCAATTATATCCACGCCACCCGGCACCGGAATTAAATGGGATACTTTTGCTACAGCGTTTGGCGATTCGGCGAAGGCGGCTCTCAAAGGAGGAGGCCGTAGGCGATAAACTAAATACTTAATAGAGTATGTCGTTTAATGCGCCATTTTGGATCTCCGTAAGTGTTTGCGGAGTACTCGCAGTCATTGCGGGCGTCACCTATGGAACACTCCTTCCAAAAGATTCATCACAAAACACTAAACTTTTGACAATTGTCACCGTTTTTAGTTTTGTTGCCTCCCTTATTGCTTACGCCTTAGCATTATACCATTTCAGCCACAATCCAAGTCAATTACTCCAGTTTTTACTTCTCATAATCATGATCATAATTTTACCTTGCTCCCTCGTTTCCGCAAGTATCGCAACCATTACGATTAGCAATATGAGAGACACCCTGGCTACGGGCAATCAGTAAACCAAACCCCGCCTAAACAACTCGCTACATAAT